TGTAAGGAGTCACATGGGAATCGTTGACCGTCTTCTTGGACGTCAGAGCGAAGAGCGAGCCGTCGGCGGCATGTGGAACGTTGAAGTCGACGCCGCAGGCACCAGTCTCAACGAGAAGAACGCCACCACAATCGGGGCCTTGTACGCTGCCGTAAAACTCTACGCCGACACCGTTGCAACCATGCCCGTCGGCGTCTTCATCCGTGACCGTGGCGTACGCCGTCCAGTGACGCGCCCACGCTGGCTTGACAATCCAGTGCCGAACAATCCGAACTACACCCGCTTCGACCTGATGCACCGCACCGTCAGCAGCTTAATGATTGACGGCAACGCTTTCTTGATGGTGCTGCGTGATGGTGCCGAGATTGTCGAGATTCGCCTGCTTGACCCACGCAAGGTGACGATCCTGCGCGGCGAGAACGGTGCGCCAATCTACCGCGTCAAGACGACAGCGGGCGCCGTTGACTTGACGGCTGACGACATCGTGCACATCACACTCTTCGGAGTCGGCGAAGACTTGCGCGGGCTCTCACCAGTTGAGCACCACAAGACAACGCTCGGACTTGCGAAGGCGACGACAGAATACGCGGCTCAGTTCTTTAGCCAAGGAGCCTCAGTTTCTGGACTGGTGACAGTCCCGGGAGAGCTCACTGCCGATCAGGCAGAGAGCCTGCGCGCATCGTTCGGACGACGTCACGAAGGGCTGCGCAACATGCACAAGGTTGCAGTGCTCACGGGCGGCGCCGACTTCAAGAGCATGGGCTTCAACCCTTCAGACTTGGCAATCGTTGAAAACATGGAAGCAGGAACGCAGGCGATCGCTCGACTCTACGGCGTACCGCTGCATCTTCTACAGCTGCCGGGCGGAAACTCCAGCTTTAATAGCCTTGAGATCATCTCACGAGAGTGGTTGACCTTGGGACTGGGCAGCCTTATTGCTAGGCTAGAAGCTGGCTTCCAGCGGCTCATCGTTGGCGACACGACCTTCATCAAGTTCAACGTGGACAGCATGCTGCGACCGTTGACGAAGGAGCGATTCGACGCCTACGCCGTCGCATTGAACAACGGCTTCCTCAGCCTGAACGAAGTGCGCACCCTTGAGGATCGCCCGCCAGTGGGCCCTGATGGTGACGCCTTCCGCCAGCCGCTGAACATCGGCACCGTAGGTGAGGAGCCGCAGGCGTGAGCTACGTCATCGTTGACCTAGACGGCACGCTCGTGCTGGAGAACGAGCAGCCGAATCAGCCACTGATTGACGCACTGAACGAGAAGGTCATGAGCGGCGACACGCAGGTCATCATCGTCAGCGCGCGCAAGATTGACCGCCTGACTGAGACACGCGCGTGGCTTCAGGAGTACGGCGTGGCTGGCGTTGAGGAGATTCACCTGAACGACTTCGAAGGCAGCGCCTTCGCCACCGGGCTTGCGTTCAAGGAGTACAAGTACGGACTCCTGAAGGAGCAGTACGGCACAGAGTTGGAGTATGCAATCGACAACGACCCAGACGTGCGCGCCATGGCGCAGGGCTTGGGGATTGAAGCCTACACGCCAGAGCAGTTCATCACGGACGAAGAGCGCGCCATCGTCAACGTCCCGAACTACGTCGCAGCTGCAGCGAAGGCTGGGCTTGAAGCCTACGAAGGCGGGCTCGGCGGCGACGGCTTGCAGCCAGCCACCATCCGAGAAGCGCGCCAACTTGCCGACGGGCGAGTGGATGACGAGAAGGTCGTTCGCATGGCGGCGTGGATTCGCCGACACCGTGGCGACTGGGAAGGCGTCCCTCAAAACAGCGACCCAGAAGACGAAAACTTCCCGGGCCCCGGAGCCGTTGCCGCCCTGCTTTGGGGCGTCAATCCCGTAGACACAAACGGCGCCGACCGCGTCCTTGCTTGGGCGGATAGTATCAACAACACCACTCAGCTTGAGGAGAACTCAATGGCACGAGAACACGAAACACGCGCACTGCCGCTCGGCGACTTCACCGTCACCGAAGGCGAAGACGGGCAGAAGACCTTCACGGGATACGCTGCCGTCTTCGGCGCGGAATCGCAGGGGCTGCCCTTTATCGAGCGCATCGCCAACGGCGCCTTCGCCCGCGCCATCAAGCAGGCGGAGCAGGGGCGCCGCGTCATCAAGTTCTTACATGGTCATGATGAGAGCCGCATGCTGGCGACGACCGCGAGCGGGCGCCTGACCCTGAGCGAAGACGAAGTCGGGCTCAAGGTTGAGGCTCGCCTTGACCCTGCTGACCCAGATGCCGCAGCCGTCATCAGCAAGCTGACGAACGAAGCCAAAGCCATGGGCATGTCCTTCGGGTTCACGGTGCCGAAGAACGGGCAGCAGTGGCACGAAGACGGCAGCCGCACCCTGACTGAGATTGGGCTGCTCGAAGTCTCCACGCTCTCGGGCCATACGCCTGCATACCCTGCAACGCTCGGGCTGACCGCCGTGCGCAAGATCGCGCCGAGCAAGATCGGCGTGGACGGCGACGCTCTCGTTGAGACACTTGAAGCCGTCAAGGCTGGCAACGCACTTGACGCTGATCAGACGGCGCTGCTCGATGCAGTGCGCGCCAAGTTGGGCGCAGCACCCGAGCAAGAAGTCGTCACTGAGACAACTGCCCCGGCTGGCGAGCACCACACCATTGTGGCAGCCCGCCTGAAGTTGGAGCAGTTGAAGGGATAAACTCCCGTTAGCCCACGCGCCACGGTCGCTCTTGCCTGATCATCAGGGGCATCGGATAGGTGGCTCGGCGTATTGTGTAAACCCAGATAAAGATGAAGGAGTCCACCATGGACAGCATCAAGAATCTGGCTGAGAAGCGCGCCGCGCTGTTGACTGATGCTTCGGGCATCGTTGCAGATGCAGCAGCCAAGGGCGAAGCCCTTTCGGCTGAGGCACAGGCTCGTTTTGACGCCCTTACTTCGGAGGCTTCAGTTGTTGCTTCCGCCATCACTTCAGAGAAGATCGCTGCTGAGGCCCGTGCCGCAGCCGACGCTGCTCGCTCGGAGAAGGCTGTTGCCTTCGCCCCGGCTGCTGAGTCGACCCGCGACCTTTCGGCTGAACTGCGCCGCATCGCCCGTGAGGGTGGTGAGGTTGAGCTTCGTGACATCACGAAGGCGACCTTCACGCAGCAGGTTGAGCAGGGTGACCGCTTCTGGATCACCGCTGGTCAGGTCAACCCGTTCGTTGACCCTGCCGTTGTCACCGTGCTTCAGGTTGCCAAGGGCAACGTGATCGCACTTCCACGAACCACGGCTCTCGGAACTGCTGCTGCAGTTTCCGAAGGTTCGTCCATCGGCGAGTCCGACGGCACGAACTCAAGCCTCAGCCTGACCCCAGTGAAGTACGCTTCGCTGCTTCAGGTTGGCGTTGAGACCGTTCAGGATCAGATGTTCGACGTAGCGTCTTGGGCGACCGAGAAGCTTGCCGCCGAGCTCGCAGTTGCGCATGGTGCAGTCGCTGCCCCAGCCGTAGCCGCCGCAGCAACCGTTGGTATTCAGGGCGCGGCTGTTGCCCCGACCTATGCCAACCTGCTCGCGCTGATCTATTCGGTGAAGCAGCAGTACCGTCGCGCAGCGAAGCGCGGCTTCCTCATGAACGACACCACGCTTGGTGCGATCATGGGACTCGTTGACGGCGCAAGCCGCCCAATCTTCGTGCCGGGCGATCAGAACCGCCCAGACACGATCCTTGGCTTCCCAGTGTATTCAGCCGCTCTGGCTGATAACGGGGATGAAGCCTTGAGTTTGGCGTTTGGTGACCTAGGCAGCGTGTACACGGTCATTGCTGGAGCGCCAGCAATCGAAGCCGACCGATCCTTCGCCTTCGGCACGGGGCTCGTGAGCTACCGCGGCATCCTTCGTGGTGCAACGGGACTCATTGACCCGAACGCCGTGAAGACGTTCAAGGGCGCCAACGTCTAATCCCTAGGGATTGACGCTGGCTGACGGGGAGTCGGGCTTCGGCTCGGCTCCCCGTCACCATTAGCAGGAGGGCAACATGAAAGTCCGACTCATCTATCGACTAGACGGCACCCGCAACGGGGAGCCATGGCCCGCCATTGGCGGCGAGATTGACGTCCCAACCAGCGAAGCCATCAACCTGATCAGCCACGGCTACGCCGTGCCAGTGCCCGTGCCACAGGTGCAGGAGCGTGCAACGCTTGAGCAGGAGCCTGAGCGCGCTACACTCCCAAAGACAACCTCCAAGCCACGCAAGGGGAGAAACTAATGGCAGTTGCAAGCGTTCAGAAAAGCATCAACGCATCCACGCCGACGCTGCTCGTTCAGGCTGACACTGACGGCTGCATCGTCTACCTGCACACGCAGGTCACCATCTGGGTGGGCGGAGCGACCGTGAGCAGCAGCACCGGGATGCGCCTTGACTCAGCGGCTGGGCCCCTAGAGATTCGCCTGCAACCTACTGATGCGCTCTATGCCGTAAGCAACTCGGGCACCCAGACGGTCACCATCATGACGGTGGGCAACTGATGAGCTACGCCACACTTGCCGAGTTCAAGAGCAGCATCGGGATCACTGACTCCACGGACGACACCCCGCTGCAGTCATGCCTTGACGCTGCTGATCAACTGATCAACAACTACGTCGACACGAAGGTCGGCTTCGGACAG